AATTAACCTACTCGAAAGAGGATTCGTAACATGAGCGATGAAATCATGGCAGACGCGGTAACTGAAGCCGCAGTGGAAACACCAGAAGTTCAGGACTTAAAGACGTTCACACAAGAGGAACTCGACCGAATAGTGGCCGACCGTGTTGCTCGCACTAAGCGACAATATGATAAGCGACTAGAAGGTATCGACCTCGACGAGGCTAGACAGCTTCTACAAGAAAGGCAAAACGCCGAGATTGAGAAGCAGAAAGAGCGCGGCGAGTTTGAGGAGATTCTCAAGGCGACCGTTCAAAAGAAAGACCAAGAGATTGCGACATACAAGCAACGTCTCGCCCACCAACTGGTAGACGGGGCATTACTGGAAGCGGCAAGCCGAAACAATGCAGTATCGGCAGAGCAAGTCAGTCAGTTGCTACGTGGCTCGGTTCGGCTGTCTGAAGACGGCACCGCAGAGGTTTACGATGCGAACGGAACGCCACGATACAACGACCAAGGTGAGCCATTGTCCGTGAACGAGCTTGTCAATGATTTCTTGTCAGCTAACCCGCATTTCGTTAAAGCGTCATCTGGTGGCGCTGGCTCGCAAACAGCGGTTGGTGGTTCCACGTCGAAACCTATGTCGGCGGTAGAAATGGAGGCTAACTGGAACAACGGGGGCAAAGAGGCTTACCGTGCAATGATGTTAGCTAAGAAATAAAACCGCTAACTTAGGAGACTTGAATCATGGCGGCAACTACTAGTTCAACTTTAGACGACCTGTTTGCAAATATCATCATGCAGGCTCGATTCACAGCCGAAGAGAATTCACTCATGGCTGGCCTTATCACTCGCTACGACATCGGCAACGTAGCTGGTACAACTATCCAAGTACCAAAGTACCCAGCAGTCACAGCGGCTGACCTGACTGAAGGCACTGATATGTCTTCAAGCACTGTTAGCACTTCTGGCGTTACTGTTACTGTCGGTGAAGTTGGTGCGCAGGTATTGCTCACTGACATCGCGGCAATGGGCGCTGGCAACCCTGCACAGGAGCTTGGCACTGTACTCGGTAACTCTATCGCTACTAAGATGGACAAGGACATCATCGCTCTGTTCGATGGTTTCTCTACTTCATTGGGTGCGGCGGGTCAGGAGATTACTGTTGCTGACCTGTTCAAGGCGGCGGCAACTCTGCGCAACGCTAAGGCGACTGGTCCTGTATACGCAGTTGTTCACCCATTCCACGCGTATCAGTTGTCAGCGAACTTGACTAACACCTTCGCTAACCCCAACGGTGGCGACCTACAGAACGAAGCAATGCGCAACGGCTTTGTAGGCTCTATCGGCGGCATCGAGGTTTACCAGTCAGCTAATATCACTCCTGACGGCTCAGACGACGCCAAGGGCTGTGTGTTTACTCGCGAAGCAATGTGTATTGCTATGAAGCGTGACTTCAACCTTGAGACAGAGCGAGACGCATCTAACCGCGCATTCGAGCTTAACGCTACTGCCGTTTACGGTGTTGGCGAGCTTGATGACTCGTTCGGTGTTGAGATGCTGTTTGACGCGGCACTCTAAGATGTATGCGGCCCTTCGGGGCCGCTTTACTCTGAGGTTTCTATGGCAGTCACTTATCGAGGCGAAAGGTTTGAGGACTACAACGTGGCAAAACGAACACCACGGCATCCCAACAAGTCGCATGCGGTATTGGCTCGCTACAAAGGCGTAATCAAGCTAGTTAGGTTCGGCGCTAAAGGCGCGAAGACTTACCCACCTAAAGACGGTGAGTCAGCCCGCGACAAAGCCATGCGAGCGGCTTGGTACGCAAGACACGAAAAGAACCTGCGCAATGCAACACCGCTAGACGCGGTCTATTGGTCTGCTAGGGTAAAATGGTGACGACATGGCATTTAGCACTGACGATGACTTAGAAGCAATTGTCCCTGACATCTTTGACTTAGGCATTCCAGCGTTTACTGCTGAACATGCAAAGGCACAGGCAGACATCGAGCGTGAGATTCGCAATCGCTGGTGGCACCGCAAGGGCATACAGGGCGAGATGGTCGCAAGCTATTTGACTGAGTCACAGTGGACACGAAGCGCGGCGTATCTGGTATTGTGGAAGTACGCACTGCCACAGCTAACTAACTGGGTTGATGACGACCGCTTTTTGCAGATGATTGATTTCTACAAAGCGCGTTACGGCGAAGAGCTAGACGCAGTGTTTCAGGACGGTGTGGAGTACGACGCTGACAACGACGGCACTGTCACTAACAAAGAGAAAGAGCCTGTAGCCCTTAACCGCTTAGACCGATGATTACTGTAAGCATAGACACAAAGCCTCGCGACCTGCGTAAGATGGTGCAGAAGCTAGGCCGTCTGTTTACTAAGAATCACAAGCGAGCCATGCGCCGAGCGGCGGCAGAAGGTGTTAACCGCATCAACAAGCGCACTAGCCTTGGACTTGATATTAACGAGCAACCTTTTCGTCCATACTCTGAGGCATACAAAGGGTTTCGGCAGAGCAAAGGCAGGCCCGTCGATAAGGTTAAGCTAATATTTACAGGCAAGATGCGAGGCTCTATGACATCAGGGCTACAGGGACAAGACGGCCTGATATTCTTCAGCAGTAGAGCAGAGTCTAAGAAAGCGGCGCTTAACAATCGCAAGCGGCCATTCTTTGGCTTAAACCGTAAGGACACACGCGCTATTCGCGACGTCTACTTCAAAGGGCTGAAGATATGAGCGTTAGGGAGAATGTAGCGGCCAACCTAGTCACGACGCTAAAAGCAATATCGACGCCTAATGTTAAGAAGGTGACGCGTGAGCCGTTTGACTTTGACAAGCTGTCTAACGCACAGTTTCCAGCAATATTAGTACGCACAGCAAACGAGACACGAGAAGACTCAAGCATGGGCGGCAGTTCGTCCAGTCGGCATGGCACTATTGACTATGAGCTAGTTTGCTTTGTAAAAAACAAGAACATCGACACAGCCCGCAATCAGATTGTTGAGGCTATCGACGAAAAGCTCGACGACGATAGGACGCGTGGCGGTCACGCTATAGATACGCAGGTTATTAGCGTTGAGGTAGATGATGGTACAATAGACCCCATTGGCGGCGTTATCGTTACCGTTCAGATTCTTTATTCATACACACGCGGCGACGCGTAAGGGAGAAAATTCATGGCTACACATAAAGGCTCAAGCGGTGTCGTTAAGGTTGCCGCAAGTGGTGGAACAGAGGCAGTTGTCGGCGAGGTTCGCTCGTACTCTATCGACGAGACAGCGGACACCATCGAAGATACAGTGATGGGCGATACTGTTAAGTCTTACCTTGCCAGCCTGAAGGACGCGACTCTGACTATTGACGCGCTTTGGGATGACGCAGATGCACAGCACTTGGTGCTCGATTCAGCGGCGGCTATCGACTGGGAAATCCACCCAACTGGCACAGGCACTGGCGAGAAGTATTACGCAGGCGCGGGCATTGTCACTGCTAAGACTATCTCAGCGTCCTATGACGGTCTGGTAGAGGCGTCATTCTCTGTGCAAGTATCAGGTGCAGTTACAGAAGCGACTAACTAATGGGACTTGCTAAAGAGTTGCGAGCGCGTCGCAAGCAGTCGCGTCGTGAAATTAGCGTAGCAGAGTGGGCTGATGATGACGGGCCATTTAGCCTGTATTGTCGTCCACTCACTTGTTATGACCTCAACGAATTGCAGAAGCGTCATCCACAGGTTATGCAGAACCCTAGCATCGCCGCAATGGTTGACCTGATTGTCATGAAGGCAGAGAGTAAAGATGGCGAGAAGCTGTTTACCTCTGGCGAGGACAAGATTGATTTGATGGGGGAGGAGACAACCGTTGTCTCGTATATTGCCAATGAGATGTTCGGCACTATCGAGTCAGTTGAGGATGTCGAAAAAAACTAAGAAGCGGTCAGTCTAGGCTGAATCTTATTGCACTAGCTGACCGCCTACACAAGACTATCGAAGAAGTAGAGCAGATATCGGTTACTGAGTTTCATGAGTGGCTCGCTTACTTCAAGATTATGAGCGAGTCTAAAGATGGCGACTGAGTCTGTTAGCATTATCATCAAGGCGTTTGACCAGACGCAAAAAGCCCTGCGGTCAATACAGGCCGCATTCGGCAAACTCTCGAAAGTATTTTTTAACTTCAAAACAGCGCTACTAGCCGCAGTCGGTTCGGGCGGTATGGGGCTGTTGATTGCTAATTCACTAAAGGCGACTGACGCGCTTGCAAAAACGGCAAGCAGGATAGGCACGACGACCGAAGCCTTATCCAAATTGCAGTATGCAGGCGAGCTTGCAGGTGTAGAAACCAATACCCTAAATATGGCAATGCAACGCTTTGTGCGTCGTACTGCTGAAGCAACCAAAGGCACAGGCGAAGCAGTTGCGGCGTTTAGACAGTTAAACCTAAACGCTAGAGATTTACAGCGCTTGCCATTAGACCAGCGCATGCAGAAGCTGGCTGGCGCATTTAAGACACTCGAAACAGAAGAGCAAAAATTAGCAGTTGCGTTTAAGCTGTTTGACTCTGAGGGTACAGCCGTACTCAATATGCTCAAGCAAACAGATGACGAAATGGCCGCTGTGTTTGATGAAGCACAGCGCCTTGGCTTAGTCATGTCTACTGATGCGGCGAATGGTGTACAAGATGCTAACGACGCCTTTGTCAGATTGCGCTCTATTTTCGACGGTGTAGTCAGGCAAATGACTGCTGGATTAGCGCCTGCTTTAGAGCTAATCACTACTCGGTTTAAAGAATACATATTGCAACAGTCTGACGCACATGGCGGTATCGAAAACTTTGGGCGTTTCTTGGCTGGCGAATTGATTGAAAACATCCGCACTGCACTAATTGGCTTGCAGGGTATAACCAACGCAGGCATTGAGATTATCAATACCTTTAGCCGCGCTCGTCGCGCGCTTGCCGCAACTTTTAATATTGGCAAGGCTGACCCGAATGACGTCAGGCAGTTGCAGACAGAAATTGACCAGATAGACCAAATGCTACAGGGCGGCTTTACGGGCATGCTCAATCGCGTGCGTATTGGTGGCGACGGACAATTAGTGCAAATTCTGTCAGAAGAAGACCTTAGAGCAGAGCGAGCTAGGATTGTTGCGCGGCTCAATGAGTTAGGCGCAGAAGTGCCGTCGCTTTTAGAGCCTGTCGATTGGTCAAACTGGCTCATCAAGCCGCTTGAAGATGTCGCGGAAGAAGTCAAAAAGCCAATAAAGAGCATAACAGACGAGCTTGAGGAGGTCGTCGCAGTAGCTAAAGAGCCTTGGTATATGCCGATGCTCAATGGCGTAAGAAATGTGGCAGACGCTATTGGCAATCTCATAGAACAAATGCCAAGCATAGAGCAGGCAGTCCAAAGTTTTACAAAAAACGCGATGGACACGTTTACGCGTCAATTTACAGCCGCTATCACAGGCGCTCAAAAATTTGGTGACGCAATGCGGCAATTGGCAAAAAGCGTCGTCGATTCTTTGATACAAATGCTGGTGCAGTACTACATAACGAAACCTCTTTTTGACGCTATTAGGGGCGGTATAGACGGATTTTTCGCGGGCGGTGATGCTGGCGGAGGTAGTGTTTCTGGCGCGCGCGCAATGGGTGGGCCTGTCGCAGGCGGTAGACCCTATCTAGTAGGTGAGCGCGGCCCAGAGCTTATGGTACCAGCAGGCAATGGGACTGTTGTACCTAACAACGCGTTAGGCGGTAGTGGTGTGACAGTCGTACAGCACATCAACGTCACGACAGGCGTACAGCAAACCGTACGTGCTGAGATTGCTAACCTACTGCCACAGATTAGCAATGCGGCCAAGTCAGCAGTCGCTGATGCTAGAATGCGAGGTGGCGGCTTTAGCAAGGCAATGGTAGGTGTGTAATGGCGGCGTTTCCAAATGTAGGCATACAATCAATGACCATGCGCTTGCGGTCAGCAACGGCCATCAGCCAGTCGCCGTTCACCTATGACCAGCAGGTTTACCAACATCAAGGCGTAAGGTGGGAAGCAGAGGTCACATTGCCCCCAATGAAGCGGGCAGACGCCAAGCAGTTAGAGGCGTTCTTTGCCTCTCTAAGAGGCCAAGCTAACACCTTTACCCTTGGCAACCCTTTGCACAATACAACCGCCACAGGGACAGGCACAGGCGCTATCAACGCAACTACGCTGACAGGCTCATTTACTGGCGCTGTTGCTGGTGACTACTTTGAGATAAGTAGTGCGCTTTACATCGTCACCGAAGTAAATAGTTCATCGTCTATTGATATCATGCCGCCGCTTAGGGTCGCGGCCTCCAGTGCCGCACTAGACTTTACATTGCCTAAAGGGACGTGGCGGCTTGCCTCTAATGAAATCGGATGGAGCATCAATCAGGCTAGTCTGTACGGTTTCACTTTTGCTTGCGTTGAGGCTATATGAGCAGGTCATTGACATCGGGGATGCAAACGGCAATTACCGCCGACTTGGTCCGCCCAATTGTCCTCGTCCAGTGTGCATTCGATTCAGGCAATCTGAACCTCTGGAACGGCATCGGTACGCTAACTGTTAGCAGTGTCGACTACGTTGGCGCTGGCACGTTGCTGTCTATCGGCGAGATTGCAGAGTCATCTGAGCTACAAGCCAACGGCTTGACTGTCACTCTGTCAGGTATCACTGACCCACTGTTAGCAAAGGCGCGTGACGAGGATTACCAAGGCCGCGAGCTTAAAGTATTGCTCGGCGCAATGGACGCAAGCAACGGTGTCATCACTAGCCCTGTCGTCATCTTTAGCGGCTTCATGGACACGATGGTTATCAATGACTCGTCTGAGACTGCGACGATACAGGTGGCCGTAGAAAACCGCCTTATTGAGTTTGAGCGCACTCGCGTAAGACGCTACACAGCCGAGGACCAAAAGATTGATTACCCGAATGACAAAGGTCTTGAGTTTGTTGCTGAAATGGCTGAAAAGGAGATTGTTTGGGGACGCAGTCAGGTAAGTGCAGGCGGCGGTGGAGGTCGTAACGGTACTGACATCGACGAAGATGGTAGCAACACGCACCACCGATAAGGAGCAGACATGGAATTTGCACTAGAAAACTTAGCAAAGGTACGGCGCGAAATTGAGCCACTGCTTGAGGAGCATTGGAAAGAGATAGCTCTTAACAAAGAAATCATCAAGCTAAACCCTGACTGGGAAGGCTATGCGCGACTAGATGCCGTCAATGCGTTACGAATCTACACAGCGCGCAAAGACGACAAGCTAGTGGGTTACTTCGTAGTCATCGTCAATAAGTCATTGCACTATCGCGACCATTTGTTTGCCAACAACGACATTATTTTCTTGAGCAAGTCTGCACGTAAGGGCTTGGCGGGTATTAAGCTGATTAAATATGCCATTGACTCACTAGCGGCAGAGGGCATCACAAAGCTACACGTAAACACAAAAGCGCACCAACCTTTCGACGCAATCCTTGAGCGATTGAACTTCGAAGAGAT